TTTTCATCGGTCACGGCGATGTCCTTAAACAGAGCCGGCCGGATCACGCCATTTTGAAAGTTGAAGGGGTCCCACAGCCAGTCGTCTGTGGAGGACAGAACCGACCACTTGTAGGGCCCCACGTCATAGTCGATGGTGATGCGCGACCAGTCCTTTTCCGACTTCCAGGCGTTGACCACGAACCGCCCCTCGTAAAAATACTCCGGGTCATCCTCCAAAATCGCCCGCAACTTCTGGCCGTGCAGATAGTCCATGATGTCGGAATAGGCCATGTGCCAGGGCTTAAAGTCATTCATCACGATAAACTCAATGGAGCCCGTCCGGTTCTGATACACCGGATACCCGGTGAGAGACTGGGATAAATCGATCACCCCGTCCCCACCGGGTATTTCCAGCGTCTTTACCTTTTGGGCCGGAGGATTGAACACGGGGCGGGAGGCGGGAACCAGCCGCCAGTCGTCCCAGGTGTTTTTATCCCCAAAGGTAACCGAATGGTACAAGCTTAGTTCCCCCTTCCTCTGCGAGTGACCCTCTGCCCGAGGGCGTTGTCCATGGGTCCTGCCATCTCGCCCACCAGCGTGCCGGTATCCAGGACCACACGCATCCGTTCCATTCGCTCCGTCATTTCTGCCATTTCACTCCGAAGGGCGCGGAGCTCCTCCACAATGTCGCCGTTGTCCACGTTGACCACCGTTCCGCCGCTTCGGCCGGACTCGGAAAAGGCCAGGCTGGCCTGCCCCGCAAGGCCGATGGTCCGCTGGGGATAGAACAGGCTGTTCAGCTCGTCCGCCCCGCGCATTACGTCGGAGAGGTCGAGGACCGGCCGGATCGTAGGCTGAGCATCCATATCCCCGCTGAGCAGCTCGGCCGTGATGGACATGGCGTTGGAAAGGCCGTCTGCGGCGTACTCCGCCACATTCGCCCCCGCGGCGTAGGACTTCTTCGCGTAGTCTGCCAGTCCCGTCACAAAGCCAAGCCCCGTAAAGTTACCTAGCTCCCGGAAGACCCGAGAGGGAGAATTGATCTTCAGCGTGCTCTTGACCGCCTCTACACCGGCCAGCGCCATGCTGGTCAGTTCATCGAGAAAGGCGGATTTCGACAGGGAGACGCCCTCCGCAAGACCGGCGGGGATCTGCTGTCCCGTCTCGGTCCATCCGGCTTCCTTCAGGATCTTCGTGGCCGCCTCGGTCATTTCCCGCATCTCGGCCTCGGTGTCCTTCTTGATCAAGCCCACGTTTTCCGCGAACTCCTGCCGGAGCGACGCCAGTTGATTGGCTGTGTCCTCTTCCAACTGGGACAATTCCTCCTGCCAGGTAATGCGGTACTCCTCCAGCTCCGCTTCCGCGTCGGCCCGCAGCTGAGCGATCTGCTCCTGGGTTTCCACGCGGAGGCCTTCCAGCTCTGAGGTGGCCTGTTCCCGGGCCTGAGCGTGCTTAACGGACCAGAGGGAGACGTACTTCTCCAGCTCGTCGTCGCTCATGGAATTCAGCGCCCGGATCTCTTCGATGGCGGACGGCCCCATCTCCTGGAGTTCGGAAATCAGGTCCGCATCAACCCCCCTGGCGGAGAGCTGGCCCAGAATATCCTGCCATTCGCCGAACTCCTGCACCTGCCCCTCCAGGTTCTTCATCAGCGTATCGCTGCTGACGGTCTCCTTCTTTGTAACTTCATCGAAAAGGCCGTAGGACTGGTAGAGACTGTTGGTACGGGATTCCACCGCGTTCTGATACTGGTCATTCAGCGACTGAATATCCCGTTCCAGCTGCTCATTGACAGAGCGAACCTTGTTGGCATACTCCTGCTCCAGCTGGATGCGCTTCTGGTTGGCGGACTCCTGAACGCTCTGGACGTCGGCGATATACTGCTTCTGGGCCTCATAGATCTTCTGCTCCAGCTGATAGACCTTCAGGTCCATCTCCTCGCGCTCTTTGCTGCCCGCCGCATACCGGCTCTGAACACGCTTATAGGCGGCCAGCTCGTCCGCCAGGCTCATTCGGCCGTAGTTCTTCTCCTTCTCGATCCAGTCCATAGAATTCTGATAGGACTCGTCCACAAGCTGGTTGCGAAGGGTGTAGACCTCCCGGTCGATCTTCTTGCGTTCCTCGCTGCCCTCCATATACCGGGACTGCATCCGCTCATAGGCGGCCAGTTCCTCCTCGGTGCTCAGCCGGTTGTAGTATTTCTCCTCCTCGATCCAGTCGAGGGAAGCCTGATAGGTGGACGCCACCAGTTCATTTTGAAGCTGATAGACCTCCCGGTCGATTTGCTTCCGCTCCTCGGAACCGGCTTTGTACTGCTTCTGAAGGTTTTCCCATCCGGCCAGCTGGTCTTTCAAACTCAGCTCGTCGTAATAGGTCTTCTCATCCACCCAGTCCTTCCAGGCGTCGATGCCTTTGTTGCTGACGGCGATAACCTCGCCGATCATGTCGGAAGTGGCCTGGGCGGCCGGGACGATGCTGTTGTCGACGCCGATGGCCAGGCCCTCACCGATGTTCTCGCCCAGATAAATGAACTCCCGGGAGGGAGAATGGCTGTCCAGGGCCTTTTTCGCCGCGTTCAGCGCGGCAAGGCCCAGACTGCGGCCCGCGGAACTGGAGGCGCTGAACTTAGAGCGGATGCCTTTGACAAAGCCCTGTCCGGCATTTTCACCGGCAGTCTCAAACTCGGGCTTCATGCTGTTGATTTGGGATACGGCCGCAGACGCCACCGTCCCCGCTGCCGTTTTTACGGCGCCGGAAGACGATAGGATCGAAACGGCGAGATTCCGCATCATGCCCTCAACTGCGGACTCGATCACAACGACCTTTTTGTCTACAATATCCGCCATTGACTCCACAAGCGTCTCCATGACGGAGCTTGCCACCGGGATATTCGACGTGATGGAACCACGGACGGAGGTCAGCATACTGACCACGGCGCTGTTTACGGTGCCGCCGCAGTTGTAGAAGGCGTCGGTGAATCCGGAAATCCCGGCGTCGCCCATCTTCTTCATACTGTCGGCGAATTTGGTCAGGCCGCTGGTATTGACGCCGTTTACCCCTTCCGCCAGCTCGATCAGATCCCAGACCTGGGTGATAACGTCGGACAACTTGCCGAGGTCAATACCGGAAATCTCATTGTAGTAATCCTTCATGGAGGCGCCGAATTTGGAAATATCCGCGCCAAAGGACGCCAGCGTCTGATCCCCGCCGAACCACTGGTCGAACAGACTGCTGTCCGGAAGGCCGGTCGCCAGATTGGAAAGCGCGCTCGCAGCGTTGGCCGAGGCCGTTACCGCTTCCGGCTTCACATCCTTGATGGCCTCCGCATAGGCGGCCAGATCTGCGCCGAAGGCCGTGAGGTCGTCTCCAAAGGCAGTCAGATCGGTTCCTCCCGTAAAGAAGGAGAGCAGCCCGCCCGTATTGGGTAAGGTATTCGCCAGTTCCACCAGCGCCTGACCGGCGGAGGCGGAACTTTCCACGGCAGTGGGATTGATGTCGGCCACAGCGTCGCTGTAAGACTTCATGGCCGCGCCGAAGGGGATGATCCCGGCGGCAAAGGCGGCCAGATCATGGCTTCCATTGAAAAACTCCATGACTCCGCCCGCCAGGGGAAGGGATTCTTGCAGCCTTGCCAGGGACTGGGCCGCCACTGCCGAGGCGGTGATAGCCCCGGTGTTGATGTCCGCCACGGCGTCTCCGTAGGACTTCATAGCCGCGCCGAAGGGGACAATACCCGTGGCAAAGGTGCCAAGGTCGTTGCCGCCATCAAAGAAGGTCATCACACCGCCCACATTGGGCAGATTGGTCTGAAGCTGGGCCAGGGACTGGGCGGCAACCGCAGAAGCCGTGATCGCCTCGGCGTTGATACCGGCCACGGCTTCCCCATAGGATTTCATGGCCGCTCCAAAGGGCACAATGCCCTCCGAGAATTTACCGAGATCGTTTCCTCCCGTGAAGAACTCCATGACCCCGCCAACCTGCGGCAAAGCAGCCTGAAGTTTTGCCAACGACTGGGCGGCGACTCCAGATGCCTCCACGGCATCGGCGTTGATACCGGCCACGGCTTCCCCATAGGACTTCATGGCCGCGCCAAAGGAGATGACGCCCTCGGAGAATGTTTCAAGGTCGTTCCCGCCGGTGAAAAACTCCATGATGCCGCCCACGTTGGGCAGAGATGCTTGCAGCTCCGCCAGGGCCTGAGCCGCCACAGCCGAGGCGGAGACCGCGCCGGCGTCAATGCCGGAAACAGCGCCGCCATAGGCTTTCATGGCCAAGCCAAAGGAAAGAACTCCATCCGCAAAAGCCCCAAGATCGTTTCCGCCGGTGAAGAATTCCAGCACCCCGCCCACATGGGGAAGAGACGCCTGAAGCGCGGAGAGGGCCTGGGCCGCGGTAATGGAGGCGGAAACAGCGCCCGCATCCAACCCGGTCACGGAATCGGCATAGGCTTTCATCCCTTCTCCGAAGGGGAGCAGACCGTTTGCGAAGGTCTCCAAGTCGTTGCCTCCGGTGAAGAAGTCTACCACTCCGCCGATATTGGGAAGGGAGGCTTGCAGCTCTGCCAGCGCCTTTGCCGCAGTGGCGGAAGCGGTCACCGCTTCGCCATCCATGCCGGTCACGCTGTCGGAATAAGCCTTCATCGCCTCTCCAAAGGGAACCAACTGATCGCCAAAGGTCTCCAAATCGTTGTCGCCCGTGAAGAATGCGACCAGACCTCCGGTATTCGGAATGGTATTTGCCAGCTCCACCAGAGTTTTTCCGGCAATGGCCGAATTCGCAACCGCGTCGCTATCCAAACCGCTGACCGATTTTGAATAATTCTTCATGGAGACGCCAAAGGAGGCAAGCTGCGCTCCGAAGGTCGCCATATCGTTGTCGCCGGCAAAGAATGCGACAGCGCCCCCCGTGTTCGGGAGCGTGGCCGCCAGTTCCGCCATGGCCTGCCCGGCGATGGCTGAGTTCTTAACCGCGTCCACATCCAGTCCGGTCACCGCGTCAGAGTAGGCTTTGATGGCCTCCCCAAAGGGGGCCAGCTGGTCGCCGAACGCGCTCATATCGTTGTCACCGGCAAAGAAAGCCACGGCTCCGCCTGTATTGGGCAGGGTAGCCGCCATTTCCGCCATGGCCTTCCCCGCGATGGCGGCATTGTTTACCGCGTCGGCGTCCAGCCCTTTGATGCTTGCGGCAAACCGCATCATGGACCCGCCGAAACCAACCAGCTGGTTTCCAAACTCGTCCATGTCATTTTCGCCGGTGAAGAACCCCGCGATGCCGCCGCAGTTCGGCAGGGTCGCCGCCATTTCGGCCAGTGTCTTTCCGGCAATCGCGGCCGTGCTGACCAAATTGCCGTCAAGGCCGGCAATGCTGTTGGAAAATTTCATCATCGCCTCACCGAAGGGGACAAGCTCCCCGGCAAAGGCGGACAGGGAAGAACCGCCCGTCAGCCAGGAGGTCAACCCTTCCAGCAGATCAGCGGCAGTAATCAGCAAAATCGCCTCGGTAAGCGCCTTTACACCATCCAGCATGGCGGCGTCAATGCCACGGGCTCCATCGATAAACGGCTGTACGTTGGTCATGAACGCCGCGAGATCGGCGCCGATCTGCGGGAACGAGGCGGATATGCCGCCCATAAACCCGCCGACAATACCGCCGATAAATCCGCCAATGGCGTTTCCGATGGTTTGCAGCAGCTTGCCGCCTTCCCCAATCAGCCAGTCGAGGCCGGGAATCTGCGCCAGGCCTCCAATGGCCGCCAGAACAACGGCAAGCTCCGCCATAACAACGCCCAGGCCAAGCACGCCCACCATTGCGGAGGGGATCAGCCCGGCCAATGCGCCGAGGGCCACCATAATGCCGCTGAGAAGCCCGATCCCAGCGGCGCCTTTCAGAAGGGCGTCAGTGTCGATGCTCCCCAGGGCGGATACGATTCCGGAGAAGAAGGACATCAGCAAATTGACCACCGACTGGATCAGTGTCGGCAGATTGCGCGCCAAGCCGTCGATGACTTCGATCAGGAACTGCATGATAGAATCCACGATCTGCGGCGTATAGGCCGCCAGCGCCGCAAGGACTCCGGCAATCAGCTCCAGAGCCCCGTTGGCAATCGCGGGCACACACTCCACCAGGACGTCCACCAGGGTGAGCACCAGCGCTTTGACCGCGTTTCCAATCGCCGGGGCGCCATTGGTGATGACTCCGGCAAAGGCGATGACCGCCTCGCCCAGCTGTTGGGCAATCGCAGGGATTAGCGCGGCAATACCCGTGATAATGGACGTCAACCCGGCCACAATGATGGTCACGCCTGCCCCCAGGGAGGTAGCCAGGCCCGTGATGCCGACCGCGATGGCGGTGAGCCCAGTCCCAACCAGAAGAAGCCCCGCCCCAAGGCCGGCAATGCCGACGCCAATCAAAGCAAACGCGCCGCCCAGCCCGAGAATGGTGGGGAGCAGCGGCGTGAGAAGCGCGCCGGCCGTCCCAATCACCGTAAAGGCTCCGGCAACGGTAATCAGCCCCTTGGCGATGGCCTCCCAGCTCATGCTTCCCAGGGTAAAGAGCACCGGGGTCAAAACCGCCAAAGCGCTTGCGGCTACCAGCATAGCGGCGGAACCGGCCAGTGTTCCGTTCATAAAATTCAAACCGACCGCCAGCTCGGCCAGAGCGCCGCCCATGGCAACCAGGCTTTTCGCAATGGCCTCCCAGCTCATGCCCCCCATTTTTCCGAGGGCCTCCGCCAAGACATTCAGCGCCGCTCCAACTGTGACAAGCCCCGCGCCCGTGGTAATCAAGTTCTTCGGCATGGCTTTCATGGCGATCGCCACTTCCGCCAAGGCCCCGCCCATGGCCAGCAAGCCCTTCCCGATCTCCGCCAAAAACATGCCGCCGAAGTCCGCCATCGCAGAAGCAAATATCTTCATGGCCGCGCCGATCTCAATCATGGCAAGACCAGTGGAGATAAGCCCCTGTGCATTTCCAGTCAGTTTTGTGAATGCGGTAATCTCCAAAAGGACAGCTCCAACAGAGCTCAGCCCCTTCACCAGCTCGCCCGCATTCATCTGCCCAAAATCCTTGCAGGCGGAGGCAAAGACCTTCATAGCGCTGGCCAGAACCAGAATCCCGGCCGCAGTAGCCATGGCGCCCTTGTTGACCTTAACCGTGTTCGTGAATAGAGAAACCTCCGCCATCAGAACGCCGACTCCGGTCAAGCCCTTTGCCACCCCGGCAAAGTCCAGCTGGGCCAGGTCGATACAGGCGGAGGCAAGCATTTTGATTGCGCCGGCAAACACCACCATCTGGGCGGACCCCTTGATGACGGAGCTGGAACCGCTCCCCAAAACTTTGGCCGCAGCCACCAGCGCGGTCATCAGCCCGGCGATCCCGGCAAGGGCCACGACCATCTGCTCCGGCTCGATATCGGAGATTTTCTTCAGGGCGGAGGCCAGCAGAAGAACTGAGGTGGAAACGCCAATCATAGCCGCAGTGCCTTTAACGACACCCTTGACTTCTCCACTAATACGACTAAAGATGGCCATGGAAGCCATCAATTCCGCAAACAGTACGGTAATGGCGCCCAGAGAAGCGGTCAGCTTGCCGCTGTCAATCAGAGAAATGGTTACGATCGCGGCCGCCAGCACGGCAATAGCGGAGGCGATTTTCAGAAGGGTTCCAGCCTTCAGCTGGGTCTGATAGGCTTCAAAGCAGCCCCGCACCCCGTCCAAAATACCCTTTACATTGTCAAGAAGGCCGCCGACATCGTCGAAAGACTTTGTCAGGCTGTTCATGAACTTGGTGATGCCTACCGCGATTCCGCCCAGAGAAATGCCGTTGAGTAAATCAATCACTCCGCTGAAATCAGCGTTGCCAATGGCGTCTATCAGCGTGGCGGACAAGCCGCCGAGCACACCGATGATTCCGCTGGCAATGGTTTTCACGCCGTTGAACAGGCTCTGAAGCATTTGCAGGAATTTGCTGTTTCCAACGGCGGAATCCATGGTATTTACCGCATCGTCCACCCCAAATCCCAGGCCGCCGACTGCGTCGATCACCTGGCCGATTCGGGTCTGGATGCGGCCGAGAAGCGCCTGGAACGCCTCGAAGCCGGGGATGGCAAAGACGTCGCCGAGAAACCCGATAAAGGTTTGGATTCCTGATACAACGAAACCCAGAGCATCCGCGATACCCTGGGCCACTTTACTGAAGACTTTACCTTTCTTTGCCGCGTCGTTGATGCCGGTCAGAAAATCGCCAATCGCGGCGGTCACCGTAAGAAGACCATCTGCTAGGGACCCTATGCCTCCAGCCATAGGCATGACCGCGTTGACCACCGCCATAATTGCCTGACGGCCCAAATCCAGCATGGAAAAGAGCCCTTTGAAGGTCCGCTGCAATTTATCCGCTGTTTCATCCGAAATCGTCAACCGCTCGGAAAAGCTCCGCAGCGTCTCCGTCAGCGCGTAGAGCTGGTCGGAAGTGGCGGGCGGAAAAATATCGCGGAACGCATCCTTGATCGGGGCGATAACGCTTACCAATCCCTTGGCCGCGTTCCAGACCGACTGGATCAGGTTCTCCCGGCCGGAGGGGCGCAGAATCTTCTCCGTAAACTCATCCATGGAGACGGAGCCATCCCGAAGACTGTCGGCCAGCGTTTCGATCTGCTCCACCATCTCCGAGGTGTATCCGGCGGCCTTGCGCTCCTCCTGGGACATGCCGGACATCTTTCCCTGGAGATGATAGACCGCCTCGGACAAGGTTTCAGAGGAGATTACTCCATCCTTCAACCCCTGCTTCAGCGCGTCAGTAAAGCTGTCCGAATCCGCTACCAGCTGGTCAAAGGCGTCGCCGCTCTCTCTGGCGACTGCTTGGATCGACTCTATAAAACCCGCTTCATCGGCAATTCCCTGATCCAGCAGCTGTTTCCAGCCGGAACTCAAGCCGCCGCTGAGCAGTTCGTTTCTCGCCTGGGCGGACTCGCCGATGATGCCGCCGATGGTGTTGAATACTTCCGTCAACAGCGCTTTTGCCTCGTCAAAGTCGCCAACCAGAATCTCCCACGTCTCGGTCCATCCCGACTGGGCGCTCTCCTTCAAGGTGTCCCATAGCTGGGTAAAGGTTTTCACCTTCGTAGCGGCGTCCTCTGCCGTCTGTGCCATCTGGGCAATTTCCTTTGCCTGGGCCTCCGTAAAGCCCTGCTGCACCAGATCCGCCTCGGTATATGCGCCGGCAAACTGCTTCAGGGTCTCCGTGAGGACTTCCGTGGTGAGCCACTCGCCCCTGGTAAGGGATTCCCGGAAGGAACCATACATATTGATGGCATTCTGGGCTCCGGTGCCCAGCAGCTCGGATGTGCGGACCAGGGCGTCCTGGAACACCTTGCCGCCCATGCCCGCGTTGACCACCGAGTTCCAGTCCATCAGGGACACTCTGCCTGCGGCCAGCGCCTGGGAGAGCTGATACATGGCTGTGGACGCCTGCTGGGAGGTGGAGCCGGAAATGGCGGCCAGGTTCGCGATACCCTTGATGGAGTCAACGGATGTCTGAAGTTTTACACCAGCCGCGGTAAACGTGCCGATGTTCCGGGTCATTTCCGTGAAGTTGTAGATCGTCTTGTCCGCGTAGGTGTTCAGCTCATCCAGCGCCCGGTTCACCTGCTGAAGATTGGTCCCTTCGTGCTGGGTGTTCGCCAGGATGGTCTGCACCGCTCCGATCTGGGTCTCATACTCCTGAAAACCGGTTTTGATGGGGTCGATTGTAAGGGCGGACACAAGCCGTTTTTCCGTGTTCAGGGCTGAATTTGTAATGTTGGAAAGGGTCGTCATGGCAACGACTTCAAGCGCCGAGAATTTCGCCCGAACCGTCTCGACGGAGCTGCTAAGGGCGGACATATTGCACTTCTTAGCAGCGTCGCCCAGGTTTTCAAGTCCCTTGGCAGCACCGTCCAGATCCAAACCCTGCTTGAGTTTGTCGAGTGTCGACAGACTGGTCTGCACATTCCGCTCAAACTGTCTGTTGTCAAATCGCATCTCGACGATTCTCTCGTCGATGGTCCTGCTCATGACCGTGTGACCTCCTTCCATGCGTAATCTGCGATCTGGTCAAAAATAGGCTGGATAGCAGGGTTGATGTAATCTCTTCCCTGTACCCAGCCTCCGGTCCCAGTGCCATGTCCGTATTGCAGGATAATGGCAATGGGAACTCCATTTTGAACATTTGAATTGTGAAACGAGATGGTGACGGTGTTGTCCCTGTTGGTAATTTTGTAATACCAGGACGCGGCCGTCTCTCCGGAGTCAACAGGCGTTGCAGACGCAAGGGCGGCCACGCCTTCCCGGCCAAACTTGTCCAGATCGCCGAGATGAACCGTCTCCTTTGCTCTTTCCAGAAATCGGGTCAGCTTGGAAAAATCGCCCTTGTGTCTGAAACGAATCACTGCCGTCTCCTCCCATCATTCCGTTTTCTTCGGCCAGTTCTTGAATGCCTCAATCAATTTGTCGTAGCCCACCATGGCCGCGTAGGCGGACAGAAGCCCGACCACGACAGCCGCAAATACCAGATACCAGGTAATTGCAATCCCTTTGATTTGTGCATAGGCGGCGCCGGCGGCCAGTGTCAGCGCCTCCGACACCATAAGCGCAAGGAAATTTGTGGGAATCTTGTCCCAGGTCACAGTCTTAACCACCTGGACAATGATGTTGGTCAGGATCGTAACCCCGCCAATAATCATCAGCAGCGTCGAAATGATTTCCGCGTTCATACGCTTCCTCCTTAAATTGCCGGGCTCTCCACAGAGCCAACCGGTGTCTGCGAAACATTTACATTGAAATTGGACGCCTTCGCCGTTTCAAAAGTGATTCCGCCCTCCCGGTGGTCGGACTTGCACAGGTTCAGATAGAAACTGCACACCACGCCATGGGCCGTCCAGGGCAGACCGACCATAGCGCCGATCCAGGGCAACGCTCCCATATACCCCTTATAGACACAGTAGAAGGCCAATAAAAAACCGCCGATGGTCACGATCCACAACAGCGGACGGATATCGGCGATCATCCATTTTGAAAACTGCGAAAGGTCAGGTTTTCTTCCAGATTTGCCTCTGGTCCGGCTTCGCCTGCTTTTCATCACGCAAGCCCCGCCATCTGCGCAAAGCGGTAGAAGAGCTGGGCCGCCTGCTCTCTTGTCAGACCGGACGGCCACATCATGTTCGGCTTGCCGTCAACCGCGGTGCCGTTCCCGGCAAAGAGCCCCACACTTTCAGCCCAAACCCGGGCCTCTTCCGACCAATCGCCGCAGTTGTTGTTCTGAAGACCCTTAAGGTAATTCGTCATGGCCGCGCCGAACATCTCATTGAATTTCGCCTGATCCATATCGTCGTCCTCCTCCGGTACGATAGAATAGTCGGGGCGGCCGTAGCCGCCGATCTTGTTGTATCCCAGGGGGTAGCTCTTATCCCGGACACAGCCGCCGTTTTCCACGACGCCGGCCGCGGAGCTGGTGTTCCCCTCGATGGTGTAGACCCGCCCGCCAGACACCTTCTCCACGATACCAGTGTGGTAGAACGACTTGCCGCCGTCCTTCGTAAAGAAGATCTGGTCGCCAGGCTGGGGACCTCCGGTGTAAAACCGTCCCTTCTGCTTATAGTAGTTGGCGGAACCGGTGCACCCTGCCCCCACGCCGTTCTTTGCCTGGCAGAGCAGCTTCAACGCCAGCTCCAGACCGAACGTGTGGATGTGGCACCAGTCCACAAAGATGTCGCACCAGGAATAGCCGTTCTTCCTTCCGTTATAAACGACCCCCAGCGCATCCAGATCCCTGGCATACTTGTTCCAGTTTTTATCTCCGGCATTGGCCGTCTTATGATCGAGCTGGGCATTGGTTTCTTTCTCGATATAGCCGATCTCGGCTCTGGCCGTGGCTAGCACGCGCTCCACAGCCGGCAGCATCGTTGTAGAAGACATCGTTTCACCTCTTTCTGCAAATTGGTCGTAATACTTCTGCCCGTAAGCGGCCCGTCTGGCCTTGGCCGTCTCGCTCTGGTCTGCGGGGCGCTCAAACTGTACCAGCGCGGCGTCGGAGGCCGCCCGGACAGATGCGGCGGTCTTCAAGATGTTGACCAGAGATGGATAGCTCTCGGTCAGTTCCTTCCAGAGAAAATCCAGCTGCATCTCCAAATCCCCGATGCTCTTGCCGCGGCTCAGGGCAAAGACGAGCAGCTTTTGCTTCCGGCTCCAGAATGTCCACTGGGCAAGGCCATATCCGGCGCTGTCGTGGACAAAATCCTGATAGATTCTGGCGTCCACCTGGGCGGTATAGTCCGCGTCGGACAATCCCAGCTTCTTTTCACAGGTGTTCTGGAGATTGTCCGGCTTCAGGCCGCTCTCGGCATAGAGATTCCCCATCAGTCCAGCCGCTCCGCAATCCGAGAGGCCTTTCTTCTTGAAGAAACTCCAAATCACTGCTTCGGACATGTGCATCATCCTCTCGAATTGGCTCTCTTTCTGCGTGCCGCGTTCAGCGCACGGTTCTGTGCAAAGATTTCCTTCTGGCTCATTTTCTTTTGAGGGCCGTTCTTTGCGTTGCAGACGTTAATCAGCGTCATAAGCCGGTTCAAATGCCACTTCTGGCACTCAAAGGGGATCTGGTGGGAGAGCATCCAGTAGTAGATGATCTCCGCCGTGACGACCTCATTGGCCGACCGGCCCTTCCGGCCTTTGACAAAGGTGGTCGCCGTCATGGAATCGTCGATGTAAGCGTCGACCATTTTCAGCATCTGGGGCGTAATGGCGGTGTAGACATCGGGGTCCACGTTCTGGGTCAATGTCATGCACCGGACATAGTCGATCCGCTCCTCCCGCGTCTTCGGCTTTCGGGAAAGGTAAGGCTTATGCCATTTTGATTCCCATTTTGAAAGGGAGACCAGAGAGTGTTCCAGCCGAAGCACCTGCTTCTTGGTCGTGATAAAACGGTCGTTCGCCTCGTCATACTGCTCGGTCTCCGGTATCACAAGTTCCAGCATCTCTGATCTCCCCAGTCAGCCTTATGCCCGAGGAGCCGGAGCCTTCTTGCCCTGGGGGACGATGCCGTTGATGAACCGGGCCGCCGCTTCCGCATCGGTGGCCAGCTCCA